ATCACAACGGCACGACCACTCAGCTGCAAGTGATGCACCGTCAAGCGTTTGAAGGCGATGCTAAAAAAACCGGCAAGAAAGGCATTAGCAAAAAGCGGGTGAAAAAATGAAACAGATTTGGAATAGGCTGCAATTGATGATTGGTCACGGTGTGGCCACACTGGTCAGTGCTGATAAAGTACAGGTAAAGGTGTTGGATGGCGAAGTCCTTAATAACGTGCGCCGGGTTGAGCCCTATGGGTTTAGCAGTCGACCGCTGGCAGGTTGCCAAGCCTATATCGTGTTTCCGTCTGGTGATCGCTCGTATGGTGTGGCGCTGGTGGTGGGCGATAAACAGTATCAAATGGAGCTGGTTGGTGGTGAGGTGGCATTGCATGATGACCAGGGCAACTATGTTGCTATAAAGCGTGATGGCAATATTGAGGTTAAGGCAACTACCAAAGTATTGATCGATAGCCCGCTGGTCGAGACTAAACAAAACCTGAAGGTAGGCGGCGATGTTGAGATTGTCGGCGGTTTGACGGTCAACGGTAAAAACGTCAGTGATACCCATACCCATACCAGCGCGGCGGCTGGCTCACCGACTAGCGGGGTTAATTAAATGCTGAATTTAGTGCAAGTTGATAATGGCGTGTTTGACCTGGTGTTTGCTGATCCAGCGCAAACCGACACCGATGCTGCGGTAGCCACTCTTATATATACAGTGCTTTTTACCGATGCCGAAGCACCTGTTAACCGCGCTCCGGATAGATTTACTCGGCGCGGCTGGTGGGCAGATGCTGCGGCTGGCAGCGGCCTTTGGCATGTACGCAGACAAGGGCTAAGCCCGGCCGCCCGTCGTGAGGCGCTAAACATGGTGCAACAAGCCCTGCAAAGCCATAGCCCAGCGTTATCCGAGGTGGTTGTCACAGAGCGAATCGCCCCGCCGGGAAGTGTTTCCAGCCTATTTATAGACATTGCTGGCTTGCACAATGGTACAAAGTTTTTATTCAGCACGGCATTATGACTATTTACGCCCGCCCTTCTTACGACGCATTAAAAACGCGCATTGATACTGATCTGGCCGCTATGCCAGCGGTATTGCGCGGCCCGTTGTCTGCGGCATGGGCGCGGGCGTGTCATGGCCAGCATGGTTTTTTAGAATGGATTGATGCCCAGTGCAGCCCGCTCACCTGCGAGCTGGAGCGGTTGTTTGATTGGGCGGCGTTATATGGTGTGGATAGGTTGGCGGCCTCGTTGGCTAGCGGTGTGGTGTTGGCTACCGGCACAGTAGGGACTGATCTGTTGGCTAATACACTATTGCGCGGCCAAAACGGGCTGGATTACACGGTATTGGCGGCGGTAACGCTGGGTGTAGGGGCTACTGCGGTCACGGTGCGTTGTCTCACTCCTGGTGCAGCCGGTAATTTGCTGGCGGGCCAAACTTTAGCGTTAGTTGATCCGGTGCCGGGTGTTAATAGCACACTGATTGTTAATAGTGCTGGGTTGACTGGAGGCGCGGCGGAAGAGACGTTGGAGGCTTGGCGGGTGCGGGTTGCCGACGAGTGGCGCGTGATGGTGCAGCGCGGTGGACGATCCGGCAAGGCCGAAGACTATCGATTTTGGGCTAAAACTGCCCATCCATCGGTTACCGGGGCGCTGGTACAGCCGCATATTTTAGGCATAGGCACTGTCGTTGTGCGGCCAATCTGTAACGGTTTAACTGATCGTTTGCCAACGCCTGCCGTATTAGCGGCCGTGGAAAGTTATTTTAATGGCATTGCCCCGGCAACTGCAGACTGGCGCGTTACTAGCCCACTTTTAAAAGCTGTCGATATTATGATTGCATTGTTACCCGGCTTTGATAGCGGCGCTAACCGCGTGGCTATTGCCTCGGCGCTGCAGGCATTGGTGTTGTCTGAGTCCACTGAAATATCACAGCTAACAATGGCGGAGATCGATGCCGCGATTGCCACAGTTACCCAACAATATACCCGCTTGCTCCCTCTGGCTGACATAGCCGTTGGGCTGGGCGAGCTTTTTGTACTCAATCCGGTGCAGTGGTCGTGATGCAGATCAATCCGCACGATGCCGATGAGTATGCCAAAGCGCTAAAAGCCTTATTGCCACCGGGTGCGGCGTGGGACTGGCCCGACGGCGGCGTTGGTTTTGCGCTGCTGCAGGGCACCGGCCAAGAGTTGGCTCGTGTTGAGGCTGGGACACAGGCGGTTTTAGATAATGCCGTCGAAACCCATCGTCCAACTATTGCCAACTGGCATATCAATACCTACCGCCAAATCGCTAACCAAGCGGTTGCTGGCATCGTTGAAACTATGCCCCGTAAGATGTGTGCCGTAGGTAGCCGTATTGGCGTGCGCTTGTGGAGCAGTGCCGCGCCGACATTAAATTTTCCTATCCCCCTAGTGCAGGTTGAGCATTTGGTGGGGCCGTTTCGGGTAGGCAGCACGGTCGGTAGCAGTTTATTTAGCTCACGGAGCCGTTACATTTTACGAGTGCGTTATTACCGGTCTGTAGTGCCTCCCCGTTTGTTGTGGGCAGCGCTGAAGGCGTTTAAACAAGCGCATGTTTATTTATGGTTTGAGGACATCACCGGCAGCGGTGGAGAGGTTAACTATGCACAAGATTAACGGCGCGGGGCATCTCGCTAACATGTTTGTGATGGAGGATGCGCTGATAAATCGCCCCCCGACGGAAATTACAGCTGATTTTATGAATGCGCTGCAGATGGAGCTATGTAACGTCATTGAGTGGGCGGGATTAACGCTGAGTCCGAGTGACAATGGCCAGCTGCTGCAGGCATTACAAGCTAAATTTGCATCGATCAACCCGGCGGGTGACTATGCGACTAAAACAGCTGTGCAGTTTGATGATTATAAAATTGCTGATGCAAGTGTTGTGGGTTCTGCTAATGCGATTGTTGCCGGGTTTTTTCCGGCGATTACTGATTTGGCGGCGTCGCATGGCATGGTGCTGTATGTACGTTGCTTGGCGGCCAATACCACAACGACCCCAACGTTTACCCCGAATAACGGCATTATTGCTGGCAAGACTATTGTCAAAGGCAACAATTTGCCGCTAGCTGCCGGGGATCTTGCTGGGGCAGGCTATTGGGCAGCGTTGCAATATGATTTAACGTTGGACAAGTGGGTTTTGCAAAATCCGGCTACTGGATTACAACCTATTATGCCAGCGGTTATCGACGTTATTTATGTGCCCTATCCAACTGCCCCTGATGGCTATTTAAAAGCTAACGGAGCTGCTGTATCCAGGTCAGCGTATGCCTATTTATTTTCAAAAATCGGTACTACGTTTGGGGTTGGTGATGGGGCCTCTACATTTAATTTACCCGATTTGCGGGGTGAGTTTATTAGGGGGTGGGATGATAGCCGAGGCATTGATCTAGGGAGATCGTTGGGATCGTATCAGGTAGATAAATTTAAAAATCACGATCATCAATACATTTATGCCCTGCCGGAAGTGCCGTATCAGGGTGATGGTTACGGTATTGCAGCCGGTGCTACAGCAACCCATCGCAATTTTACTGTTAGTACCACAAGTGTATCTACAACTGGTGCGGATGAAACCCGTCCGCGCAACTCAGCGCTTTTAGCTTGCATCAGATATTTAGGATAAAAAATGAATATTTATCATTACCACCCAATAACGCTCGAATACATTGGCGGTGGATTTGCTGACCAAGACCCACTTAATCCTGTGGATTATCTGATCCCTGCAAATGCTACAAGTCATCAGCCTCCAATAGTCTCATCTCATCAGGCTGCTGTTTTTACTGGCGTCAATGGATGGTCTGTAGTCGATGATAACCGAGGACCTATTTATGACACGGCAACTGGTAATCCATCTGCTCATGCCGAGCTTGGCCCTTTACCGTCCGGATTTACCTCCATTCCAAAGCCAAGCGTTTTGCATTCATGGGGTGGTACTGACTGGGTAATTGATGCCGTTAAGGTACGTAATGCAAAAATTTCACAGCTTAGCCAGGCTTGCGAATCTCAAATTATCTCGGGGGTTGATTGTGCGGCGTTAGGCAGCGTGCATACATACCCATCGACCCGTAACGACCAAAACTTTTTGTCGGCGCGATTTGCTAAAGCCCAAGCGCTGGGTGCGTCCGGTGAGCCATATTCTTTTAAATGCCAAGATGCTGCGGGTGTTTGGTCAAGGGTCGATCATACTGCTGCACAAATCATTGCTGTTGGGTTGGCAGTTGACGCTCATATCACTGAGTCGCTCAATCATTTAGATACTAAGATGGCTGCGTTAGCGGCTGCAGGCGACGACCTAGTCGCGCTTGATGCAGTTGTTTGGTAGATAAAAAACGGTGTGACCGTTGTTAGTGTTAGCGCACTTTCAACGGCCACCATCGGCAGATTGAGCTGCGTTTGGCCTAGACACCGTACTGTGTACACAGCGGGTTAAGGGTAGACCAGAGTAGCAATTATGTTAGTTGTGCGTTGCAAGCAGTGCGGTAAAAAATTAGCAGAAGCAGAATTTACCCGCTTATCTATTAAGTGCCCACGTTGTAGGCATTTAAATCAACTGAAGGCCGTTGAGCCTCTAATTCAGAACGCCAAGAGCATCGAATAATGAGGTTTAACATGGCAACTCCAATCATCCCGTGGGTCGGTGGCAAACGCCGCCTGGCTAAACGCCTTTTACCTTTGTTCCCTGAGCATCAATGCTATGTAGAACCGTTCGCAGGCGGCGCGGCATTGTTCTTTATGAAAGCGCCTTCCAAAGTTGAAGTGCTAAATGACATCAATGGCGAGTTGATCAACCTTTATAGGGTTGTTAAACACCATTTGGAGGAGTTTATAAGGCAGTTTAAATGGGCCTTAATAAGCCGACAAATTTACGCCTGGCTGAAGGCAACCCCTGAAGAAACGTTGACGGATATTCAAAGGGCGGCCCGCTTTTATTATCTACAAAAGATGGCCTTTGGGGCTAAGGTAACCAGCCAGCATTTTGGTACTGCGACAACAAGCGCGCCCAGGCTAAATTTGTTGCGAATTGAAGAAGAGTTATCTGCAGCCCATTTAAGGTTCTCGCGGGCGTATATTGAGCATTTATCCTGGGATGGTTGTATTAAGCGTTATGACCGGCCCCATTCGTTGTTCTATCTTGATCCACCGTATTGGGGCACCGAAGGTTATGGTGTGGATTTTGGACTTGAGCAATACGAGTTTATGGCGGCCCTGGCCAAGTCCATCGCTGGCAAGATGATTATTTCCGTTAACGATATTCCAGAAATGAGACAGGCGTTTGATGGTTTGGTGATGGAGAGTGTAGGGATTAATTACACGGTAGGCGGCGCGAAGAATGTTAAAGCAGCAAAGGAGTTAATTATTCGCAATTGGTAGCGTTTATTCCTGTCCGATATTCAAGACATTTATGCGTTTATTCCCGTCCGGAATTCAAGCGCATTTTGTCCGGAATTCAAAGCCGCTTTACTCAGACGCAACGCGCGCAAAGACTTCGCAGTTAAATTTGCAACCTTTAAGCACGAAGAAAACCATTCTGCGTTTAAATCGCTATTAGCGGCCACAGACTAGTACAACATTGCCGACTTGATTTTTAGCATTGAGGGGATTGATGTTCGTCATAAAGCCAATTGGACTCAAGGCTAGGCTTAGCATTCAAGTACAACGTTAATCTAACGATTGCACTAACGTCATCGTTGTATCAGTAAAAAGTGCATGAAGACTGACTATTTAACCTGTACCGTAGTATTTGCCACTTCAATGTCATGCTCAGCTTCAACGAGTAAAGACTATTCAACAGCAATACGGATGTCCTCCATGGCGAGCAACAGCCTTGGCTCTTCATACCCCAGTGCGACTGATGCTAACCAAATATAAAGCACTTATGCCTATCATCCAAAAGACACCCAAAGATCCCTATGACGCGATTTTAAAACAATTGCTTGTTGAGCTGGTTGAGTTGCGTGAGACCATCGAAGTCCACGCCAAGCAACGCCTCCAAAAATACCAGACTAGCTATCATGCGGGCTTATTTTCAAAAAGCGCACGTAATCTCGCACACTATCTGGCGATGCGGCAATTTGATCTGCGCCATTTACAAGATCGCCTAGCACAAGCGGGCTTATCCTCATTGGGTCGTTCAGAATCGTGCGTGTTATCAACCTTCGATGCGCTAATTGAGGTATTAAAGCGCGCTACCGATAAGTCCTATCAATCCATTGGCATGAATCCCAGCGAAAACGGATTTAATCAAGGCCACCAGCTACTAGAACAACACACCATCGCCTTGTTCGGCTCATTCCATGATCACAGTAAAGCCCATGTCATGGTCACTTTGGGCACTGACGCCTCATGGGATTATGCGCTGGTGAGTGCATTGCTGGAAAAAGGCATGACCTGTGCGCGTATTAATTGTGCCCATGATGATCCCGTGGTCTGGCAAGAAATGATTGGCAATGTCCGTCGCGCCGAAACAGAAATGGCCCGCCCATGTCGTGTGCTGATGGATTTAGCGGGGCATAAAATCCGTACTGGAGCGATTACTCTAGGTCCCGCCGTGCATCGTATCAAAGTTCAAAAAGACCGCACCGGCACAGTCATCGCCCCTGGCTATTTAATATTAACCAGTCAAGTGAATCCGACGACGGATACAGATAGTTTGTTCAGAGTGACTATCCCCAAAAGACTACACAAAAAACTAGGTCCCAAAATGGTTCTGAGCTTTATTGATACCCGCAAAAGACAGCGTTATTTGCAGGTAGAAAAAGCTCTCTCCGATACGGACTGGTTAGTTAGTTGCCAGCAAACAGCATATCTGACTTCCGACTGTGCCATGCAGTTGTTGTTGGACCAGTCAGATACCCAAAAAACGATTGGCAAATTTAACTTGGGTGAATTTTCAGGTGATCCTTTGGAAATCCGGGTGTTTAAAGGCGATGCACTGTTATTAACCGCAGAGCATATTCTTGGGAAACCGGCTGAATATAATGCTGATGGTGAGTTGACGCATCCTACGCAAATTGGTTGCACCCTGTCATCGGCAATCAACAAACTTAAAGTGGGACAACCCGTGTGGATTGATGACGGTAAACTGGGGGCAGTCGTTGAAGACGTAAACAAAAAAGGTGCGCTCTTACGCGTCACCCAAGCAAAAGCCAGTGGCGTCTGTATCAACAGCGATAAAGGCATTAATTTTCCAGAAACCGATCTTGAATTGCCGCCATTAAGTCAGAAGGATTTAATCGACTTGGATTTTGCCTGCGCACATGCCGATTTAGTCGGTTTTTCCTTTGTCGAAAGCCAACAAGATATGGAGTTGTTAATGGCTGAACTGGCAAAACGCAACGCGGCGGAGTTGCCTATAATTGCCAAGATTGAAACCAATCGTGCCGTAAAAAATCTGCCGGACATTATCCTGGGTACTATCGGACGCTATAACCTGGGCATCATGATAGCCCGAGGAGATTTAGCGGTAGAACTGGGCAGCGCAAGACTGGCTGAAATCCAGGAAGAACTGCTGTGGTTATGCGAGGCCGCACATGTCCCCGTTATTTGGGCAACACAAGTATTAGAGTCTATTGCCAAGAAAGGCACCCGTTCACGGCCAGAATTTACCGATGCCGCCATGGCTGTGC